ACCACAAGATTCACATGCACACTCGCGCACGGGAGCATCTGCGGGTGCGTTCGCACAGGCGCACGGGTAGACAGGAGTTTCTCCCCGAATAAGGCAATCCTCAACCGTTTCCAAGTCAGAAATGAATTTGGATACTTGTGCTGCAATTCGCTCTTGCACTCCAACAACAGGAGCATCTTCTACCTTTTCTTCTTTTGACTCCTTGATAGCGTTACCAAGAGCAATGAGGTGAGAAACACCCTTCTTCAAGCGAATACTGTCTTTGGTTGGAATCCATCCTCCCTGAGACAGGATACGAGCATGGATACCAAGATTTATACCCAAGTCATTATTTGCGATTTCGTCGGAAAAGAGAATCGCTCGTTTTGTTCGAATTACTGACTGAATATCCTTCGCTTCGTAACTCTCCGCCCTCATATACTGAGTCAACCAGTTGAGTTGATCGGTCTCATCAGACATATGGTGATACCAATTCAGAGCCTTACAATATTGAGAATCTCTGTCAGTTGTGTTGGACCAAGTAGGCTCTTCTCCGTAGTGTTGTCGTTCAGCGGTCTTGTTAGTGGTAGTTGCCATGTAAGTACTTTACTAAAAAATCAAATGCTTGTCAAGCCTAAGAAGCCACTTGACGAGTAAATAGTTGTACGGTATATTGTGCGTATCGTCCTTTGAACGGTTCTTAGGGCGGTAAGTATTCCTAGTTTAGGGAGTCTGATAATGTCAGAAGGTCAGCGTCAAAAGCGTATGCGTGTTTGGGTTCCGTCTCTTGCCAGGCGTGGAGAGGTTCGCAGAGTAGAACAAGATCCTGTTTGGGGTCCGCAGTATTATGTGTCTGTTTACTGTCCAGACACTGTAGAAAACACCAATCCGTTTGAATGTTTCTGGGTTCGTGGCGAGGAGTGTGAAGAGATCAAGGGGCGTGACGATTGAACATCTTCTATCTTCATGAAGATCCAAAAACCTGTGCAGAAATGCACTGTGACAAGCATGTAGTCAAGATGATTCTTGAGTACGCGCAGTTGTTATCTACTGCTCACAGAGTCTTAGATGGAGATCCATCTATTGAATTGTCTGTGAGTGGTAGAAAGGTGAAGAGGTGGCGACTCAAGAACCCTGATATGGATTCACGCCTATTTGCTGCGACCCACATCAATCATCCTTGTGCAGTTTGGGCAAGACAAAATGACTCAAACTACAAGTGGCTTCGTCAATTGCTTTGGGAACTCTTGATTGTTTATCGTGATCGTTACGGCAAGGAACATAGCGTATGGGAACGATGTCTTGCTGAACTAAAAGATCCGCCAAAGTATATCATCAAGGGTCAGATGAGCAAACCCCCACAAGCAATGCCTAATCAGTACAAGGTAATTGGAGATCCAATTCAAGCGTATCGTAACTACTACTGTGGCGACAAGTCAAGATTTGCAAAGTGGAAGAATGGTTCGGTTCCCTCTTGGTATGCACCGCTAAATACAGCGGGAGCGTAACTATGCCAATCTATGAGTACCGATGTACCTCATGTGAAAATACATTTGAGGATTTCTTGAAAATTGCAGAGAGGAAACGGCCATGCAAAAAGCCGTGTCCTAAGTGCGGAAAAAAGACAATCGAACAGTTTGTCTCTTCAGCACCTGCTATATGTGATCCTGTTCGCGTCGGCGCTCGTAAAATGGATGGTGGGTTTAGAGATGTAATCAAGAAGATAAAGAAAGCCCACCCAAGAAACAACATACCGGACTATTGATTATGATAACACTAAACAAACTTCAATCCGTCGAAATAGATGGAATGGGTAGATTCTACAAGTCTAGAAACAAGGATCTATGGTATCCTTCCGTTACAACTGTAACTGGTTGGTCAAAGAGATCTTTCTTTGCTGAGTGGAGAAAAGACCCAAACAATGCAAAGAAACTTGACCTCGCAGGAAAGCGAGGAACTGCTCTTCATGGAATCATAGAAGATTACCTCAAGAATGGATCTGTAAATTCAACAGACCCTGACATTCTTGTGCTATTTGATAGCATCAAACCTTACATTGATGGCATCACAGATGTACAAGCGCAAGAGCAACCTTTATGTTCAGACACCATTCGTATGGCAGGGCGATTCGATTGTATCGCTAAGTATAATGATAGGATTTCCGTAATTGATTTCAAGACCTCTGATAAACCTAAGAAAGAAGATTGGATTCAGAATTACTTCGAACAAGCGTCTGCATACGCTCTCATGTGGTATGAGGAAACAGGCCAACTCATCGATCAGATCGTAATCCTTGTCGCATGTGCGGATGGAACTGTTCAAGAATTCATCAAGGATCCTAGTTTGTATTATTCGCCGCTGAGAAACAGTGCGGCATCATATTGGTCAGACAACAATTTCGATAAACTACAGGAGAGAGTCCGTGAACATTTTCAAGAAACTGTTTAGGTCTAGTGAAGAAGACGAACCTCTTATGATACCTCATGATGAAGATGATGATGGTAAGCATGTAGTTCGCATCATGGTTGGAAACAGAGAATTGGTTTTGCTCTTGACTGACATCGAATTCATTCGTGCTGCTGATCGCGCTCGTCGCCAATTGTCCGAAATGGCAATTGAAGATGTTGATGCTGCCTCTCCAAAAGAACAGGGGGAATAATGGGTTCCATAATTGGAATAGCAGACTTCTGTAAAGAGGTTGAAGAAGTAGTAAGATCCCAAAGAGAAAAGTCTTATATGGACGCTATACTCATGGTTTGCGAAAAGCATAGTATAGAACCTGAAAGCGTAGCAAAGAGTCTGACTAAGCCCATCAAAGAAAGACTAAAGACAGAGGCACAGCGGTTGAATTTGATCAAGAGCAAGTCCTCAAATAAATTGCCACTATGACTGGATACGAGGCATACTCGACCTATATCAGACTCAAAGCGCATTTCAAAGATCCCAATTTCGATTTCTTCAAATACAAGAAAACAAGAGCATCAAAGAAAACCTTTGAGCGAAGAAATGATAGACATTTCTTTGATAAACTCTCAAAGAAACACAGTGATTGTGACATAGTTGATTTTCTTGTATCTCAATTGAAAGACAATCCTGATCTTTGGATTGGCGATATGTTCTCTGAGGATGCATATGATCGCCATACGCGGCGTATGAAAAACCTACAAGCAATGAGTCACCGTCTAGAAATAGACACTAAACTGATGGTAGATCAATCGGATAGTGATACAGTCAAATTTGGAAACCTGTTTGTTCCCCCTTGCAACGGATGCCATCCTAAAGTCTTTTGTTTACTGTTACAGAAAAAGATAACGGATGAAACTTTTCTATCCTATGACTTGTTGATTAGATTTACAGAATCTTGGAACAGAAAATTACAGGATGATCCGATTTGGCAAGACATGGGAATGCGGTTGAAAAAGTATGGTTCATTTGTACCTCTTGAGTACGAGGCAGTCAAAGTCACAATCTCTAGAGTTTTGTCAGAAACCATCTTGACCAAACAATAGATATCACTATACTAGTCGAAATACCGTCATACCTCTAACACACGAAAGGATACAGCATTATATGAGCAAGTTCGAAGCAATGAAGAAAATGTCAAAGTCCTCCACAGAGAAACTCGCCAAGGAACTCGACAAGATGAGTGGCGGAGAGTACCAAAAGGATGAACGATTTTGGAAAGCAGAACAAGGCAAGGACGGAAACGGTTATGCCGTAATTCGATTCTTGCCTGCACCAGAGGGCGAGGATGTTCCTTGGGTTCGTGTATTCAGTCACGGATTTCAAGGCAAGGGTGGATGGTTTATCGAAAACTGCCCAACTACTATTGGTAAGAAATGTCCTCTCTGTGAGGCAAATAATGATCTTTGGAACTCAGGTATTGAGTCCGACAAGGACATTGCCCGTGCGCGTAAGCGCAAGTTGAATTACATCAGCAATATTCTTGTAGTTGATGACCCAACAAATCCTGCAAATAACGGGAAGGTTTTCCTGTTCAAGTACGGCAAGAAGATTTTTGATAAGATCACCGAAAAGATGCAACCTGAGTTCAAGGACGAAGAAGCGGTGAATCCATTCTGCTTCTGGAGTGGTTGCAACTTCAAGTTGAAGATTCGTCAAGTAGAGGGGTACGCTAACTACGACCGATCCGAATTCGATGCTCCCTCTGCCGTTCTTGGCGGTGACGATGCTAAATTGGAAGGTCTGTGGAAGAAGCAACACAGTCTTCAGGCATTTATCAATCCTGATCAATTCAAGTCATACGATGAATTGAAGGAACGCTTGTTTGCTGTTCTTGCTGCCCCAAAGGCCACAACCAAGGCTGAAGACACGGACATCAACGAAACTCTTGAAGAGAAGTTCAAGAAGTCTCCAAGCAAGCCAACTCCTCCTCCATCAAAGAAGCCTTCTAAGCCTTCTGAAGAGGCAGAGGATGAAAACGAAGCACTTGCTTATTTCCGCAAGTTGGCAGAGGATGAATGATTATCCTCTAGGGATATTTGCCAACTGTAGATTTCGAACAGTATCGTTCTGATTTCTAACAGGAACAAATGTCACATTTTGTTGTGCAGCACCACCGCCGCCTCCGCTAGTAACGGGGGCGGCGATTGCATTATTGTTGATCACAACAGATCCACCCGCTTTTCCTTCTCTCTGTGGCAAAGAAGGAATGGCTTGTGATGTTTGCACTTTTCTTGAACCGTCAAACGAATTGTTGAATCGTTCAGTTTTTTCTTTCAAAATAAGTTGATTGAATTCTTTCTTTCGCTCTAACGCATCCTCTTGTCTAGCATTCAATTCTCTAGGTTTTTTAGTTAACGCATCCTCTTGTCTAGCATTCAATTCTCTAGGTTTTTTAGTCTCTGCAACTACTGTCTGCTCTATCTTTTTGGTTTGTTTCTCTTCCATGCTAGAACCAAACAGCCATTTTCCTATTGCGCTTTTCTTGATGGATTCCCATATTTTCACTCCAAACAAATCATCAATTGCAGTTCCAATAGTGTCATAAATGCTAAAGAAGAATTGTTCTACACCATTTCTGATCTCCATAATTTTCTGCCCAAATTGCTGAAGTGCGCTAACGATGGTTTCAAAGTTTTTGTAAATCTTGTATCCTGCAAAAACCATAAGCCCAAGCACAAGAACTATTGCACCTGCTATTAGAATAAACGGAGAGATTGGTGCAATAAGAGCAGCGATAAAGGAAACCACTCCTGCGGCGATCCCTGCTATAAATGTACCAACGGCAACCAAAATAGACCCAACAAATCCAAGAGCAGCAGCCACGACTGGAGCAACAAATCCAATCGTTGCCGTTACGACAGATGCAGCGAATCCAAAAATCGTTGATCCAACACCAACACTAAACGCAATAACAGAACCCATGAGTCCAAAAACTACACTGCCTATAGAGGTTACGATACTCATTGCTGCCGTACCGAGAGATATAACAAAACGAGAAACTCCCGTCGAAAGAGGTCCCAAGAAACTACCCACTTTTCCTGCAAACGAGGAAATGGATGTTCCTATTCCCTTGATAAAGTTTGAAGAGGAGTTGAATATCGCTTTGGCGTAATTGCCTGCTGTTTCAAATATCTTGTCTCTAAACTTATTGACAGTTTGTGCTACTTTATCAAACCCAGCATCAAGCCCCTTCATACTCTTCATGAAGGTTTCTTTTACTGTTCCTATTGGATCCTTCGCTAATTTCTCACCAAAAAGAACTAGTGATCTACTAATTTGTTCACTTTTGTCTGACAGATTCTTAGAAAATTCAGTGATTCGTTTTCCTGCCGTATTGAAATCAACTGCTATTTTATCCACTACACGCTTGAAGTCGATTTCCTTGATCTTGTTGAATCCTTTTACCACAAGATCTTTCACACCCTGTCCCAAGAAAATCAGAGATACTGCTACAATCCTAAACAAGAAATTTAGGAAACCTGTAACAGTTAGTAGTTCTTTGAATTTGCTATACCCATTTTGTACTATCGATAGAAACTTATCGTAATCTTGATTGGCTTTACCAATTCTGCCTGTAAAAGTAGATAGAGATGGAATTAGTTTTGTGATTTGAGCCGAAAGAGACGCTATTGCTTTTTGGAAAGGAGCATCTTTTCCTACAAACTCGTACTTTTCTGTTTTTGTCTCAGTCGCAGGCTGAGTATTAGCAGCAGGTGTAGTAGCAGTAGGGACAACATCTGGTTTTAGTTGCTCTGCTGCTGTTGTTACTGCGCTCTCTATCTTTACCTGATCTGCTATTTTCTTGAGTACAGTAGCCTCTACAGACGGAACTGCTGACAACTTTTGTTGTTGTATCTCAAGACCCGTTTTAGCCCGTTCTTGTTCCTGTTTTGTTGCCTCTTCAATTCTCTTACTCAAAGCCTCTCGACTTGTTAGTTCTTTTTCTACTAACTGTTGAGATTTTTCTGCAAGACGAGTCTGCTTGATTACCTTTTCTAGCAGTTCTTCGGTTGCTTTACCTGAAGCACCAAGGGTAAGTGCCTCATCTTCAGCAAGTTTGATCGCAACTTTCTGCGCTTCAGTGAGTGCTTCTAATTTGGATATCTGTTCTTGACGAGCAGCGACTTCTGCTGCATTCATCTTTTCGATATCCTTCTCCTGAGATCGCATGGTGGTGCGAAGGGACAGTATCTCTTTCGTCAAAGCCATCAGGGCTTCTGTTGCCCTCGAAGTCTCCAATAAATCAGGTCCTAGTGATGCTTTTTCGTTGAGATCTGCCATCCCGTTTATCTCCTGTATGAATTCATTTTGCCTTCATATTCTTCATTTCTTTCATTCTCTTCTTTGATCCACTGTATCAACATGCCAACATAAACTCGTCTTTCCCAAGGTGTCATGTTCTCCAATTCATGTAGTGCGTAATGATAATTCTGCATCATCTGAAAATTTGTTTCTAGCATGTTCGCAAGGGTTTCATGCGACATGCTTAGGTAAAAAAATCTTGTATTCCTGTCAACAAAACCTTGCCTTGGTGGTTGCAAGAGGGACATGTATAATTTGCTTCGTGTCTTAGTTTTGGTAGATTTTCGAAGAAAGATGCCAACTTCTTGAACGAAGATTGGGTCAGTGATTCTACGAATTCTCTAACCTCTTCTTTAGTAAAGTCTTTTGTTTCGTAGATTGCCTTTTCGTCGTAAATTTTCTCAATGCACTCAATAACCACTTTGAACGACTTTTCGGTTTCTGACTCCACAGTCTCTAACTCTTTGATAGTGTCGTAATTTGGGTAATTCATGATGACACCAACCGTTTGAGTCAATTGAATTTGCTTTTCTGGTGGTTTACAATCAATTCCTACAGCAGTAAGGTCAACAGATATTCCCACTGTTTTCCCACAATTTTCACATGTGGTATTGGGATTAGCAGTTTCGCCCACCGATCTTGCTCTCACATTGATAAACAGATATTCTAAGTCGGTCACAGGCAACTTTGAAATGTCAACTTTGTCAAAGGTGCAATTAGTCATAATTTGCTTGATTGTCTTCATTATTTGCTTTTCGTCTTTGCTTTCGGCAGCAAGCAACAAAGCCTTTTCTTCCTTGACAACAAAAGGTCTGTATTCAATCTTTTGCTTTGTAACAGGTAGAACAATGTCGTAAGATGATGTAATATTGATCGGTAGGGGCATGATGAAATATCCTTTCAAAATCTATGTAGAGATTTATAGTAAAGCAGCCAGATTGATAACTTGGTTCAGTGAGATTGAGAATGGTGGTTTCTTTGGGTTCAAATCCAAGAATGCTCTGTTTCTCTCCAAAGCCATATCGTTTATACCAGGCACAATGACAAATCCGTTCTGTGCCTGAGCGTTCATACGAGCGGTACTTTCCTCTGCTGTTTCCACTTTTGGGATGCTAGCATTTGGATCAATAAGAACTCCACCAGGCGTAAATAACGACTCATCTAGAGCCACATAACCACTGGCTACCATCTCATCGAAGTGTGCCGTGTACATATCGCGATAGGTAAAATCGACTTTTAGTGTTGTAAACCCCTCTGATCCATTACTCAGAGTTCCGTCATTGACCACAACACTTGATGGGTAAACCTCATTTACTACGAAACCAGGAAGACTTCTCAGTTCTGCGGCTTGCAAAACTTGGTTATAGTCCTTGACATAGTTTGGGATCATGAGAACCATGATTTTGCAACCCATCGCATAGTCCTCGTAGTAACCTGCGCGACGGTTTATAGGATTCACGATCATATCTTGCCATTTGTTGAAAAACACCCATTCTTTAGAGTCGGCAGAGAACATAAATTGCATGCTTATAGGAGTATCCCCGAAAGAGGAAATGTACGGAACCTTTCTATCAGGACCGGTAACCTTTCGATTTACTGTTCCAAATCCGCGTGAGGGGGTGGTGACGCTATTACAAAACTGCGAAAGCCTTGTGTTCATCTCCATGAAATTGTCAAACCCACATTGCGTTCTTACCTTTTGATTGATTTTCAAAATTACAGCATACCTGTTGCTTCTGAGGAAGCCAGGAGTTTTGAATCGAGATATCATCGATTCTATGAGGTTGAATTCAGGCATTTTCTCTCCTTAGATCTGATTTCGTGACCACTTGTACACCTCATTGCTGCTCATTTTTGCGAACCTCTCTAAAGGCATGAATATGGCAGTTTTCCATTCGGAAGGAGGAACCATAGCCACATTTGAAACTATGCAGTTATACTTGTAGGATTTGATCGTTGGTCTATAAAACCTCAAGCGAGGATCGGCTTTGAAGTCTGGATACTCTGCGTCTATTTCTGCATCAGGATTGAGATTCCATTGTGTGGTATCTGCGTACTTCACTAGTCCGTTGATAAACCAAGCACGATAGTTCATCTCAAGATAGTGAAAGTTGACCCCAAGAAATCCACCTTTTTGATAATTCATCACGAAGACTAATGGAAACTCGTCGTAAAATGGCAACTCTGATTTGCCTTTGGGGATGTACGCAAAAAAGTAGAAGTGACCAGGCTCTATTGATTGAGCAGATATGCCTTTTTTGAGGATAGGCTCTCGTTTGACAGGTCCAATCTTTTCTAGGTTCTCTTTGAGCCAATAAGTTGCTTTGGCGCTTGTTGGGTCTATCCCTTGTCGCCTAGCCGCAGCAGTTATTCGTCTTACTTCCTCTTTACTCATTTTGAGCCTCCGAAGATGTTCTCTTCCGTGAGTACTCTGAACTGCCATCCGCGATCAGCACAGTATTCCTTCGCCGCTTCCCACTTCGCATTATTGATGACCCAATCACGCGCTCTGACAAGATCCGATTTTGTTGGTCTTACACTTTCTATGATTGGTTTGATAGTTTGTTTCTTTGGTTTGATCTCTATCAGCATCGTTTCGGTTAGTCCTTCTTTATTTTTGACTTTCATCCAAAAATCAACAAAATAACGATGAACTTTATTGTCAATAGGTGATCTGTAGGGAACGATGACTTCTTCCGATGACCATTCGGTGACGCTAGTGTTTTCATCACAAAATTGCATAAAGCGTCTTTCCCACAGAGACCGATAGACGCACTGCGTCGGATTTCCACGGTACTTTTGTGGGTTCCTTGGTTGATAGAATCCCTTGTAGGTCTTGTAAGGAATGGGCTAGGTTCTCCTAATTGATATTTAGCAAAATCTCGCTAAATAATTGCAATAAGGAGACCACCCTTGTCCTTTGTATACCCAACAGAAACACTAGACAGATATGCTCAGTTGCATGGTAGAAATACCGGCGATCCTATAACTGATCAGCCTCAAACCAAAAAAGGTGAACAGTCTTTAGCAAAAGCACAGAATAGTGGCGCGGTCAATGAGAACTTTTTTCCCACTACTGCGGATGAAACGATAATAGACAATGGGTCAAAGATAGCGTCGTTTGAAAGAGATCTGAAAAAGATTCACTACAACGAAGCAGTCAATGAAACATCGGAACTCAATGATCTCCTTTCGATCTTTGGTGGCGCATCTCAAAGGGTGGTCACTTATCCGTATGACCTAGCCACATCTCCAGAAAACATGGATTACATCCTGTTTGACATCTATGAGTCAGAAGGTGCAGGCATCAAAACCGTGGCTCAAAAACTACAGAGAATGAGAGCGGAAAAATCAAACTCTACTCTTTTGAATGTTGCCGGAATTGGTGCGGCGGCTCTTGCAGGCGGAGACGCTATAGCAAAGGTCGGTGGAGGATTGGGAGTTGCAGCAATCAACCAAGCAGGAACTTTACTGAATGGTGCAAACCAACTTGCGAGTGGGGCAGCGAAAGCGGCATCAGACCCAACGATAGGATCAGGTGAAATAGGTTTTTCTCAAGAATCATCGGGATTTGCACAAGCAACAGAGCGAGTAAAAACATCCATCGCTTTATACATGCCTCCTTCCTTGCAAGCAAAGTACAGCACCAAGTATCAGGACAAAGACTTTTCAGAAATGTCTGTGCTTGCCACAGTAGGAAAGAATGTAATCGAAACAGTAGGTCAGGTTATCGGAGGAGGTGGTCCTTCCGAAGGATCAGCAAAAGCAGCCGATGCCGCCATGCAAATTGTGGGACAACAAGCGGTAAAGGTCTTTGACAAGTTTGTAGTTGGAATGATTGGTGGAGAAGGGGGAGCAGGACTACAGGATGTGATCAATGCATCGAACAGAGCGGTTCCCAATCCTCAAGTTCTTCAATTGTTCCAAGGTGTCGATAGAAGAACATTTAGTTTCACCTATGAGTTTGTTCCTGTAAGCGAGAAAGAAGCACTCAAAGTTTACGAAATCATAAGACTGTTCAAGAAATACTCTCACCCACGAAGAGCAATAGAAGGTAGATATCTTGAGTTTCCCGCTGAATTCCGAATAACATTCATGCACGGAACAGAGGAAAACCTGTACATCCCGAGAATTGCTCGTTGTGTTTTGACAGGTGTTGATCTTGAATATGGAACAGAAACATTTGCAACCTTTCAAAAGACAAATGGCAGAAACGGTTCTCCTCCCATCAAAACAAAAATGACTTTGAATTTCAGCGAAGTCGAAATCCTAACACAAGAACGCATCGATCAAGGATACTGATACATGTCTTACTTCTCGTATTTCCCAATGACAAATTACGAGTTGAATTTCAACTCGTTAGAATACAAGATGGTCAGAAACATTCTTGTGAGAGCCAAGTTCAACGAAAGCCTCAAGCAATCGGAGTCTCTATCCTCTGCTTATTTTGTAAAGGATGGAGAAAGACCTGATACTCTTTCCTACAAGATCTATAACAGATCAGATTTACATTGGTTGATTTTGCTCGTCAATGAGATGCATGATCCTTATTACAGTTGGCCGATGTCACAAAGTCAACTAGATTCATACATTGACAAGAAGTATCCTGGTGTCGCCATTTACCTCGCAACGGTCGATCTAATAGCAGCCAAGGGAGATAATGTCTACCAAAAGAGTGACGGAGTTTACACCAAGATCGGAACTGTTCACAAGTGGGATCCAACACACCTCAAATTAGAAGTTGACGGAACAGATGAACTGATAAGTGTAGATTCATGCACAGGATTTACAATTAGAGTAGGAGAAACAGGTAGAGATGTCACTGCATTCCGAACAGAGTTGAACAAATACAGCATCAATCATTTCAACAACCAAGGTCTTGAGGTTGGTGCGTTTGCCAGCATCGAAGATCCGGAAAGAGTTCCTCTTCCAAATCAAGAGGGAAGGCTGATTGAAACTTATGCAAAAAATGGATCAACGCCAACTATACAGAATTATGTGGTAGACAACTACACGCACGAACAAGAACTAAATGACGCTAGAAGAGAAATACGAGTCCTAAAACCAGAATACACAGATACAGTTTTCCGATTAATGCGAAATGCTTTCAAGGGAGTTTGATTTATGCCAGAAACTGACATCAAAACTGGCGGCATATCTTCGTCTAAACTCGCCAAACCAGGCGATATTGTTATCGAAGAGATAACGATAAGGTCTTACACAGGCTTCACCATGAATGTGAAGACTCAGTTACTGTCGCTTGTAATCTATGAAGATATACACAACAACTGTCTCACAGGACAGTTGATTCTAAATGACACAATAGCAATGCAAAAGCACTTTCCTCTCGTTGGAAATGAAGAGGTCACGATAAGATTCTTCCTACCTGGAGACTCTTCAGGAAACAGACCTGTAGAGGTAAAGTTTAGAACATTCAATGTCTCCGCTCAAACAAAAACAGCAACTAGCAACGCTCGTTGTATAGTCATAGAAATGACATCTAAGGAAATCGTAAAAGGATCAACTAATCGTTTTAGTAAAGCATACAACCGAATGGCATATTCTGACATGGTTCAGAAAATAATGTCAGAGCAAGTATTCGAAAAAGATGACAACAATTCCGTGATTGATGTTGAACCTACATTTGGTGTCAAGGATGTAGTGATTCCTTATTGGAATCCATTCTATGCAATAAACTGGATGGCACAAAAGTCGATGTCGAAATCTGACTTTTATCGCTGCGATTATATGTTGTATCAGACAATGGATGGATTTTACCACTTCAAATCAATATCTTCTATGAAAGACTTACCTGTTGTGGCAAAGTACACTCATATTCCTGGTGGAAACCGCATGCAGGGTGGAGAGATGCCAACAGAGCAATATCTCAGAAATATTCATTCGTTCAATGTTGTTGCATCTACTAACAGAATGAATTCTATTGCAAATGGGGTATACGCATCTACGGTCATCACATTTGATACTACTACCAAGAGATATCAACGGAACTTTTACAACTACAGCAAGAACTTTGGAAAAGAGTCCGCTATATCAGAATATCCAACCATCTCACTGAATAATGAAGATGTTACTTCGTTTGTCAACAGTAGAATAAAGATGTATCCGAAGCATTCTTATCAATTTGATGGGAATAGATTTCCCGACAATCCTGAAGCCTATGTCCTAAAACGACAAGCGCAACTCAACAGAATGGATACACAAAAACTAAGACTTGAAGTTCCTGGCGACTCGCGTATTCATGTTGGAGACATTATAGAGGTAGAGATACCTGCGTTTGAAGAAACCAAGAATAAAGAGGAATGGAGAGACACTCAACTCTCTGGTAAATACATGATTATGGCAATCAAGCATATGCTTATCGAAGACAACTACAGTATGGAAATGATAGTAGCAAAAGACTCGCTTGATTACCAACTCCCCGATAGCAAAAACGAATCTCTGAAGGCATTATGAGCGACCTACAATCCGATTTCATGGGCAAAAACGGTTTCGTCTGGTGGACAGGCGTAGTTGAAGACATCGATGATCCTCTAAAGATCGGCAGATTGCGCGTCAGGATCATAGGGTTTCATACCGAAGATAAAGTGCTATTACCTACACAGTCCTTGCCTTGGGCTGTGGTTTTACAGCCTGTTACTAGTGCAGCCGTTAGTGGTATAGGAACATCACCTACAGGTGTAGTCAATGGCTCATGGGTGATGGGCTTTTTCAAAGACGGATGGAGCGCACAAGATCCTGTAGTTATGGGTACATTTGCAGGTATACCCGAAAATTTACCAAACAAAGAGCAGGGATTCAACGATCCAAATGAGACATATCCTACTTCGGAATACATCGGTGAATCGGATGTAAACCGATTAGCCAGAGGTCAGGCCACGGCTTTTACGATTGTAAACTCAAAACGACAAACAAGAGTTCAGGGAATACGAACTGCGTTGGGTGGTGCGTGGAGCGAACCAGGTACCCCGTACAAAGCCATGTACCCAATGAATACGGTCACGCAATCCCGCGCAGGACATATCATAGAAATTGATGATACTAGGTTTGCTCCTAGAATTCACATCTACCACAAATCAGGGTCATTCAAAGAGTGGCATCCTGATGGAACTGTGGTAGATAAGGTTGTAGGTGATGGTTTTGAAATAGATTTGAAGAACAAAAAGATTGTTGTCAAAGGAAACTCTACAGAGACCGTAGATGGATCAAAACGAGATCTAGTTGGCGGAAATTACATGATAGAAGTTCTTGGTAACTTGAACACATTTGTTCACGGTGACCACTATGTTCAAACTAAAGGAAACTATTATCACAAGGTAGATGGAACTTACACAGTTGTGTCAGGAGGAAAAGCCCTACAGATTGCACCTCGTATAGACTTTAATCCTCCAGAAAAGACCATCAATGATTTTCCTGATGTTACGGTTTTGAAGGATACCGAACCATCTACTACCACAACATCTACGACAAGAGGAAATGAGGCAGAGACAGAACCAGTACCGCAAAATTTGAAGAATGTTCAAAACTTTGATACGAGAGTCGCAATTCTAGAAAAGCAGAAGGGCGAAGAACGATTAGAGAAAACCAATCCAGTGGCGCAGACCGCTAAAGCAACCTCCCAAAATTCAATCCCATCTCCTCAGTCTTTGGTTACGGGTTCTCCCGCTGCCAAGGTAGAGGCACTTGCTCAAAATAACATTCCTACAGAAGCAACAAGCCCATCTCAGGCATCTTCCTACCTTCTCCCATCAAAGAAGAAGGATTGTCAATTGTACTGTACAGAGGTAGTAAAAAACACTGGAGGAACAATCGAAGATTTTGAAGCATGTGTTAGTGAGTGTGAATCGTATAACAGAGAAATCGACTCTAGACTTCCAAGTAAAGTTGGTGGTGATGGTAGTTGTGGTGGAGGATTGGATGATCTTGGAATCGGAGGAGTTATTGGATCAATCGAAGAAGTGTTGGGAGATGTGCAGGCGGGTATTAACCAAGCAATTGGAGATATTCAAGCAGGTATTAACCAAGCAATTGGAGATATTCAAGCAGGAATACAGTCAGGAATAGAGGGAATAGGAGAGGGTATATTCGGAACAAAAGAAGAGAGATGGTGCAAAGATGCTATAAAAGACGAGTGCAGTCAGATTTACGCTGCTCGTAAGCGTCTTGGGGGTTTTGCAGGAAATACTGTTCCTAAGCGCAGTGAGTTCATGAAAGAATGTCAAGAAAGTCCTGATGAAAATGGAAAAACCCCTGTTGAAAATTGTATTCAGTGGGCCAAAGACAATCCAGACGAGTTCAACGAAATAATCGCAGAAGAGGAAAGCGAAACTCCAGTTCCATCAGTTCCAAAAACCTCCGATCTAGGACCGGTTTTGGACTTCAAGATTCCAGGATTGCCATCTATCCCTTGCTTGGGAATTGGTCTAGCAGTTATAGGAGGAGCATTAGGTGCAGGAATTGCACTTGCCAGTGGCAAATCAGTTCTAGGAGGTGTTGCGATAGGAGCAGGAGCAGGTCTAGCAGCAGGTGTACTTGCAGGTGGATTGGGTGCCGCAAGTTCTATATCTCCAACGGTAGAAACCGTAACTCCACCAGAACCCGCTCCGCCTGATAACACTGCCGATGGTGGTTCTTTCTAAATAATGCTATGAGTTTAGCAGCCGTACATCGTCTTGGCGACTTATGCACAGGTCACGGTTGTTGGGGAGGAAGAGTGAATGTTGGAGCATCCCCTGATGTGTATGTGAATGGTTTGGGATGGCATCGCGTAGGAGATCCGTGGGCAACGCATTGCTGTATAGCATGTCATGGAAGTGTGGCTCGTACTGGATCAGAAACTGTTTTTGTAAATGCCAAAGCAGCATGTAGGGTTACAGACGATGTAGCCTGTGGTTCAAAAATGATGACAGGAAGTACAACCGTGTTTTGTGGTTGAAACCACAGGAGTCTAAATGTGCTAAGTCAAATTTCTTTAGAAAACTGGATAAACATCGGCACCGTCTTAGGTGGTCTCATTCTTGGTACATTGAGCGCATATGCCATAATCAAAAAGGGAATATCGGATCTCAAGAAAAAGGAAACACTAGAGGCCGATATTGGAAGAAACAACTTTCAAAAACATGCAATAGTTCATGATTACATTACCGCTCTCCGCATACTCACAGGAAGCGACAAAGTAGAAATAGGTCAATTTCACAATGGGGGTAAATTCCTAGATGGTTCTCCGATGAAGAAATTTTCGATCACTCACGAATCGTGCGATAGAGGCGTAGCATTCACATTTTCTAGTATGCAGAATGTACTCACCACCATTTTCTATGATCTTATAGAGTTGATAAAAGAAGACGATCCCAGAATTGTTTTGACTCAAACCATGTCAGAAAGTTCTTCCACTAGAACGCACAACCTGTCACGCAGTGTGGAGGCGTTCAGTGTTTTACCAATCAAAAAAGGTGAACTCTTTGCTGGTTACATTAGGATTGAGTGGTCGAATCTTTCATCGATTCCATCAAACCATTCATTATTCTCCAAAGAATTCAAAGAGTACCGCTCGTTTATAGAACTTGAACTAATCAAGGGAGGAGCATAACACATGAAATCTCTCTTCGCTGTTGATCTTAGTCTAAACTTCAATCCTCTGCCTGGATCAGGAGATATTGGTGTTCTTATCGATCAAGAAGCAGTGAAGAGAGCCGTTAGAAATTTGATTTTGCTCAAAAGAGGAGAGAAACCATTTCATCCTGAGATAGCGTCAGGTGTGATTGATCTTCTATTTGAAAATCCGCTTCCTATTGTGGTAGCAACTCTCAAGAAAGATATTGAGCAGTTTCTTACAAAATACGAACCACGCGCCCGTAATATCGATGTCAATGTTGCTCGTATAACTACGGGTGACCTTTTCGTAACTATAAACTTTGCCGTTCAGAACCAACAGGTCACAATCTCAACTCCAGTACAGGTGCAGAGAACCAGATGACGAATAAATCAAACCTTCCAATCACGGCACTCGACTTTGATGCCATCAAGGATAACCTGAAGAGTTATCTTCGGGGACAAACATCCTTCAAAGACTATGATTTTGAAGGTTCCGGTATGAATATCATCTTAGACCTACTTGCATACAATACCCACTATCAGGCATTCTATGCAAATATGGTAGCAAACGAGACCTTTTTGGATTCAGCGATTACTCGCTCATCCGTGGCATCAATTGCCAAACAACTTGGCTATACTCCTAGATCTGCGAAGGCCGCTAAGGTAACGGTGAACCTTAATTTCGGAAGTTCGAATTCAGAACTACTGAGAAATGTGACGGCAGGAGCGAAATTCATCGATAGAGGAGATATCTTTGTTAC